TTTTTAATTCATATAATATTAAATATAAAATAATAATAATTAAATATAATATAAAATAAATATAGAGGGTTTATGTGGAGCAATGAGCGTAGCGAATTGCGACAATACTATATAATATAAATAAAAATAAAATAATAATTGACAAATTAAAAATAATATATTATAATATGTTTAAATAAATTACAAAGGAGATGATAATATGTTTAAATTAATGAATTGGGTTAGAATACTTAATAATATCTATATTTATATTATGTGGTATTGGATTAGTTTTATTAATGTATTGTATAATATATTTAATTATAGAAAGGAGATAATATGAGAATTAAAGATACATTATTTTATCAAATATTAGAATTAATTGGAGATTTTATTGGATTTGTAATATTTTTTAGTATTATGTATTTTATGTTTTTATTGTGTTTATATACAACATAGAAAGGAGATAAATAAAATGAAAAATAATAAATATCAACTAACATTGGATTTAATAGTAGGGGGATTAATAATAACTTATTTATATTTAGTTTTAGTTTAAAGGAGAAAATAAAATATGAAAGTAATATTTTTAGATTTTGATGGAGTAGTTAATAATATATCCTATGATAAATATATGGATATAGATATATTAGTTAAGAAAGGAAAGGATAAATATTTTACATCAACTTGGAGTATAAATAACCTTGAACCATTTAAGGATTTATTATTATGGTGTCAAAAAGAAGATATTAAGATTATTATATCATCAAGTTGGAGAATATTATTTGATAGTTATAGTTATATAGAAGAAATGTTTTGTGATATATTTAAAGAATATAGTTATCAAAAAAGAAAAAACCAATATGCTAACTTAGTTATAGGAAGAACAAAATCATTTGGGGATAGAGGGTTAGAAATCCTACAATGGTTAAATGATAATAATGAATTGAATATAACAAATTATATTGTTGTTGACGATGAAGTTGATTACGATATAAAAGAATATATTGATAAGAAACATTATATACAAACAGACAATAAAGTAGGATTAACCAACTATGATGTATATATGATTAAAAGTAAATTAATGAAAGGAGAGAACTAATATGGAAAAAAGAATACAACAAATTATAAATAATAATATAGAAAAGAAAATAGAATTAATAAAAAATTTAAGAGGTAAAGAAGATAGAGATAATCTAATAATGGAATTTAATAATAATTATAAAGATAAAATATTAACATTAATAGTAGATGATAAGAATATGAATAGCCCATATGTTAAGGCTATCCAATCTACATTTAATAAATATTTACCAGATGCAATAATTAAGTTTGTTAATGTAAATGAAAAAATGAGTAGAACAGATATAACTATAAAATTATTGAGCGAAGTTTATTTATTAAATGAATTAAATGGATATTTATTTATTCAACCATCTGTAACAGGACAAAAAGCTATATCTCTTAAAGGAGATTTAGATAATATAGAAAACTATAATAATTTATGGAATAAATTTAATTTAACTATAACATCACAAGTTATAGGTGAAATCATAGAAGAATATGTTAAAGATATTAAAAATCCAAATATAGTAATTATAGGAGATGGATTAACAGTTGGGAAACCACTTAACTTATGGTGTCAACAACATCAAGATTGGAATACATATCAAATTAAAGAATGTTTCAAAGAAAAGTATGATGATGTTCCAGATGAATTTAAAGATAAAATATTAGAGAATGCAGATATTATAATTAGTGCAACAGGGCAACCAGAAAGTTTAGATATTAATGGCGTTGCAGTTATTTCTCCAACTATATATTATGAAGCATATAGTGGAACTTATGTACATGATTTATATAGAGGTTGTACAAATAGTTGCGATACACATACTGTGTTAAATAGTATAGGTACATTAACTAATCTTGAATTGTGTATTAGATGGTTAAATAGTGTTTTAGGAATTGACAGCAATGATAGATTTACTATCGGAAAATAAAAGGAGATGATTAAAAATGAATGATATGGAAATATTTAAAAATAATGAATTTGGAGAAATAAGAACTATAATTAAAGAAAATGGAGAACCTATGTTTTGTTTAAGTGATATTTGCAGAATATTGGAATTAACAAATCCAAGTCAAGTTAAGACAAGATTAGATATTAATGGGGTCATTACTAATGAGGGGGTAGTAAATTCTGGACTTGGAGAGCAAGTTGTTCAATTAAATTTTATAGATGAAGGAAATTTATATAATTGCATTTTTATGAGTAGAAAACCAAATGCTGTTGAATTTAGAAAATGGGTAACATCAGAGGTATTACCATCAATTAGAAAGCATGGAATTTATGTTACTGATAATACCATAGAAAATATATTAAGTAATCCAGATTTTGGGATAAAACTTCTCACTGAGTTAAAGAAAGAAAGAGAAGAAAAGAAATTATTAGAAAAAAGAGTTATTGAAATGAAACCAAAAGAAGATTTTTATGATGCAGTAACTCAATCAAATGAAACTTGTGATTTTGCACAAGCAGCTAAGATATTAAATTTTAAAGGTATTGGCAGAAATAAATTGTTTGAAATATTAAGAGATAAAGAAATCCTAAGACCAAATAATCAACCATACCAAAAATATGTAGATAGTGGTTGGTTTAAAGTGGTAGAAGTATCATCAGTAGATAGATATGGAGATTTAAGACTATTCTATAAAACAGTAATTTATCAAAAAGGATTAGATAAAATATCTAAAATTTTATTAGATTTAGGTTATGAAAATAAATAGTTGACAAATTTAAAATTGTATGTTATAATATAAATATCCATATGGGGGTTCATAAATCAATCGTGGGGTTGAGAGAACTATCTTTAAGGGTGGTAAGATTAAACCCTTGACAAAATAAAATTTATATGTTATAATAAGTTATAAGTTAAAAATTTTACAAAGACAGTCAATAAAAAAAATAGTTGACAAACAAAAAATAATGTGCTATAATAATTATGTAAAGCAAAATTAAATTTCTTGGTTGAAAAATAATGCTTGACAAAAATTAAAAAGTATGTTATAATAATTATATAGAACGAGTCAGCAATTAAATAATTAGTTAATATTCTAGTAAAATCAAATTCGTTCTATGTTAAATATGCAGAACATAACAGCAAAATATGTATGAACAATTAATAGAAGAAAAAGGGATGATATTAGTTTATATGTGTTCTGGTATACGAAATATGTGGAACAATACAGCAATTATATTGATTAAATATATTTGTACAAAATAATTGTGAACACATTGTTTCCTTTAATAATGAAAGAAAATAAATACTCTATGTTCCACAACAAATTTTAATGAGTGTTTATGGAAATTATTAAATAGTAATGTGGAAAAGTCGCAATATATGTGGTAGATATAAAGGATATTAATTACTCACGACAAAGAGATATTGAGTTCATTAGGCATAGTAATCACTCCTTTATAGATATAGATTTATTCTTTATATCTATCAATTATTGGGGATTAGCTCAGTTGGTAGAGCGTTTGTCTGTTAAACAAAATGTCATTGGTTCAAACCCAATATCCCCAGCCATATATGGTGATAATCGTACAATGGTTAGTACACAAGTTTGTGACACTTGGAATATGAGTTCAATTCTCATTTATCACCCCAATGATTTAATAGCGAGGTAGAGTAATAGTAACTCATTAGGCTCATTACCTAAGAATGTTGGTGCAATTCCAACCCACGCTTCCAATATATCTCACTGGTGGAATGGGTAGACACATCAGTCTTAGAAACTGAGAGAGAAATCTGTATAGGTTCAAGTCCTATGTGAGATACCAAATAGAGAGTTGGCTGAATTGGTTTAAAGCACCAGTCTTGAAAACTGGCATCCGTAAAAGGATTTAGGGTTCGATCCCCTAACTCTCTGCCATATGATAGGTTATGCTAATTGGTAAGCAAACAGTTTGCTAAACTGTCGTCCATTTGGATTTACAAGTTCGAGCCTTGTACCTATCGCCATAATATTAGGTTAGTTTAATGATAAAACATCGTTCTCCAAAACTGAAAGATTTTGGTTAAAGTCCAAAACCTAATGCCATATTCAAGAGTAGCCAAGCGGTAAGGCAACGGACTTTGACTCCGTTATGCGAATGTTCGATCCATTCCTCTTGAACCAATAGTTAATAATAATTTAACCAAAACTATAAAATAAAATTATATAATCCCATATAGTATTATCACCCATTATGGTTAAATTATTAAATATAAATAAAATATAAAAGAAAAGGAGATGGTTGTATGAAAACAACAGAAAAACAAATTGAAGATTTAGCAGGATTAGTAGTAGGAGCTTTATTAGCAGATTTACTAGGTGATGCAACAGAGAAAAAAGAAAAAACACCTTGTTCTTGTTTAGAAGAAGAAGATAAAGTTGAAACACCAAAAGTTGGTAAAGTGTGGTATGTAGTAGTTGATGGTGAAGGAGAATTTGATGGAGTAGTTCATAAAACTTCAAAAGCATTAGATATTAGAGAATTTAAAGGTAAAACTATTGAAGTTTTTGATAATTATTCAGAAGCAAATAAAAGAAGAAATCAACTATTAGATGAAGACTTAGATGAAGATTTATATGATTAAAATTGAATAGGGGTATTACTTAGGTGTGATACCCTTTTTTCAACAATGAAAGGAGATGAATTAATATGGGATTTTTACTTGGAATGAGAATTTTAGCAGATGTATTTGTATCAAGTTATTGGTTTGGCTTTGGTGTAATATTATTAACAAGTTGTATTAAGACAGGAGAAATGAAAGCACCAGTTGTAACATTATGTTCATTGCCTATTGCATTAGGTTTGTTTTATTTAGGAAAACTTATTGTGAATTTATGTGTCAATAAAAAGAAAATAAAACATAATTTATTCTTAGGTTTAATATCATTAGTGTTGGTTATAGTATATTTTATTTATATGTTTGTAGATCCAAATACAATGTATATGAATAGAACTTTAATAATATTTACTTTTATACAAATGTTTTTTGCTAGTATAGAAATTGATAAAGGAGATGATAAAGATGAAAAAAATTAATTATTTAAAACACGATAAAGATTTACCAGATTTACATTTTAAAAATGGATATGGAAATTCAGTCGCAATAGATTTGTATGTTGCCGAAGACGCTATTGTATATCCAATGGAATTTACTTTAATCAATTTAGGAGTATCAATTCAAATACCAAAAGGATATAAAGCAGAATTGAGAATGAGAAGTTCTACATTTAAAAAGTGGGGGTTACTTCAAACTAATGCAATTGGGTAAGAGGTGAAAATTTTGAGGAAAAGTAAATATAGTGATGAAATAATAAATTATATAAAAAAAAGTCCAAAAGGACATATAGAATTGGAAAATGAATTAGGAATATCAAGGAACACAATTCGTGGGATAAGAAGAAGATTTGGAATTAAAATCAAACAAGAAAATAAATTAAATGATAAAGATATTGAAAATTTGATAATTGATTTTAAAAATGGTTTTACTATTCAAAAGTTAGTTATTAAATATAATAAAGATAAAAATTGGATAGCAAAATTATTAAATGATAGAGGTTTAGAAACAAATAGAAGATTATCAAATGAACAAATAAATATAATACTAAAATATTTTAATAAAGAATTAGCTTCTGATGTAGCCAAGAGAGCTGGTTGTTCAGAAAGTTCAGTATTTGCTGTATATAAAAGATTTAATAAAGAAAATTATAAAAAAGTATATGAACACTTAAAATATTTTGACAATATAGATAGTGATGATAAAGCATATTTTTTAGGCTTTATAGCAGCAGATGGATGTGTATATACAAAAGATAATGATAATATTCATAGAAGATTTTTGTCAATAGGTATACAGCGTAGAGATAGATATATTTTAGAAAGATTATATGAATTTATGAATAAAACTAATGGTAGATACATATATGATTATATGGACAAAAATGGATTTGAATATTCTAGTATCCAAATAGGTGGAAATTATTTATTAAACTCTTTATCAAAATATAATATTATTCCAAATAAAACTTGGAGTTATGTTCCAGTTAATTTAAATGATGATATTTTAATGTTTTCTTTTTTAAGAGGTTTCTTTGATGGAGATGGAAGTATAACAAATCATAAATATAAAGGTCTTGATGATAAAAATTTATTACCATCTGCATATCAAATTTCTATTGTTGGAAATTTTGATTGTATGTTATTTATAAAAGAATTTTTGCAAAAATATAATATTAAGTCTTCTATGATAAGAGATAAAAGAAAATACTCACATGATTTTTATCAATTAATAATTGTAGAAAATTCATCTATATATTTATTTTTAAAACATATTTATAAAAATAGTGTTGTACATTTAGATAGGAAAAAAGAAATAGCAGATTTATTTATTAGTAAATTTGAAGAAAATGTACAAGATAGAATAAAATATAAAAATGCAATTCAAGATTTTATAAATTGCCCCCTATATAAGTAATTATATAGAGTAAAGCGGGATGTATCGGTGAAGTCCCTCAAAATAATATAGGATAATACCGAGAGTGATAATATCTAATATCATTTGTAACGCGTAGAAGATGAGCGATATAATGAAAGCAATAATTCTTCCAAGAGCTTCCGCCTGCCTCATAGAGGTAGAAAATGTACGCTGAGCTTATACAATGATAAAGTATAAGAACCATAGGATAAAAAGCCTATGGGATAACATAACTGTAATAGATACAACTTATTGTGGAGAAGGAGATATACTTAAATTACCAGTATATAAACCGCCAGTAAGAGAAGATATAGAAGATATAATTAATAATGATGAATATGGATTAAAAAAAATAATTATACCAAAAGGTACATCAATATGTCAATTAGAAATATTGCCTTGTATGGAAGAAATGGAATTTAATGATATGGTATTAGAAGAATATAAAGAATATAATAAGGTTACTCGTGGTGGGTTTGGAAGCACAGATAAATAAAGGAGTTGATATATTATAATGTTTATAGTTTTGCTTAGTATGTTATTCTTATTATTTTTAACAGATTTTATGGATTAATAAAGGAGAAAATATGAATGGGTTAGAATGTTTGGTTTTAATATTTTTGTTGGTTTTAGGTTGTACTATAATATTAGCAGCTATCTATGATAGTGATGAATTAGATTGGAGAGAGTGATATTATGGTCTATGGTATATTTACAAATATTTATAATCAATTAAAGGAATTACAAATAAATTGGATTAGTTTAAATTTTAAAGAAAGATGTATGGCTATTGTAAAATACCATAGACTATACACTGAATATATAAATTTAGTTTATGAATTATTAGAATATAATTATAAAGACTATGAAACTCAAATATTTATCATTGATACTGAGTTATTAGAGTTTGAGAAATGTAAAAAGAGATTTTATCAAACAATGAGAATAGTTTTGGAAGAAAAAGGAGTTGGAAGAAATAAATATGTCTAAATCAAAATATGTTGGGAAAGAATTTAATTACAATAGTATAAATGATATAACAAAATATGAATTATATTCTATAAATATGAAATTAAAAGGATATAAGTTAAAGGATTTTAGAATGTATGATATTGATAATAGGATAAAAGTATTTGCTTTATTTGAATTGAAAGGAGAGGATTAGTATGTTAGTTAATAGTTGGAGATTAGGATATAGATTGTTATTTAAATTACCTTATTGGTTATATTTACATTTTAAAGGCAAAAAGAAAGTAAAGAAAGAAATGTATAAATTTCAACACATAAATCAATTAAGAGATTTTATTTATTATTTAGAAAAATATGGAGATAGTTTACAAAAACAAGGATATAAATATATTAATTTATATGGAACACCTAAATTACATGGAACAAATGCAAGTATTGTATTTTATAAAAATGGAACATATCAAGTTCAAAGTAGAAATAATATATTAAATGAACATAAAGATAATATGGGATTTTATAAATGGTTAAATCAAAATAGAGTTCAATATTTATATAATAATTTTAAATATCTATTTGATGTGAAAGGAATTCAAGTTATTGTTATTTACGGAGAATATGCTGGTAAAGGAATACAAGCTGGAATGGCTATATCAAATATGGAAAGATTTTTTGCTCCATTTGCAGTTAGAATAATAACAGATAAAGATGATTATTATATAAAACCAAGAAGTATGGATTTCAATTTATGGAATGATGAATTAAGAATTTATAATTTATTTAATCCAAAATATTTTATTAAAGTTAATGTAGATAAATCTAATTTAGAAGAAGTTATAAACACAATAAATGAATATGTTAAACAATGTGAAGTAGAAGATAAATTCGCAATAGCTTTTGGTATGGAAGGAATTGGTGAAGGAATAGTTTGGGATTATGAAATTGATGATAAAACTTATTTTTTTAAAACTAAAATAGATGAATTTAAAACTAAGGCACAAAAAGTCAACAAAGATAAATCTATTGAAGAAATTAAAGAAGATAAAAAAATAGTTGAATACTGTTTAAATGAACATAGATTTAGACAAGGAATTGAGTATATGAATGAAAATAGTATAGATACTATAATTCAAAATATAAAAGATTTTATTACTTGGGTAGTTGAAGATACCATTAGAGAGGAAGAAAGATTTATTTTAGATAATGGATTAAATGAAAAGAGAGTTAGAAAATTAGTTGGAACAGAAGCGGCAAAATGGTACAAGCAACAATTAAATACAGTGTTCACTGTAAAAGGAGAATAGATAATATGGGTATGTTTTTTAGAAGTTTTAGTGAAGGAGATGCTGAGGACTATTATGGTTCAGGGACTACATATGATAATAAAAAAATATACGATAATGGTTATTCAGCTGGTTATGCTCGTGGAAGTAGTGAAAGTGCTTCTGATGAATATAAGAAAGGGTATGATAAAGGATATACTGATGGATATGAACAAGCTAAAAAAGATTTTACTAATAAAAATAATGGATTTGAGAAAATATCATTTAAGTATTTAGATGTCAATTTTACATTAAAATTTATTACAAATAACAACAATATTATTAATAATGTTATAATTTATTGTGATACAACAAACGATAAAGAAAATGATAAATTGAATTTATGGGCAAAAATGAAAACATTTTTAGATATTGATTTAGAAAAATATTTAAAAGAAAAAAATCTACAAATAGATAAACATGTTAATACTAAAAAATATAATTATTATAAAGGTATTGTAATATATAAAGTTAAAGCTGGAAAATATAAATATTATGATTTTGATAATGATATTAGAAATTTAATTAATAAATAGAACAAGGAGTGATAATAATGAGTAAACCAAGATATGTGGCAAAGGAACACAAATATAATAATGAACATGAAAGAGGATTATTTGATAAATACTTAAATGAAATGGCTAATAATGGATATAAATTAATTCAATTTAATATATATAATAATGCTGGTACAATGAAAGTATTTTCATTAATGGAATTGATAGGAGATGATAAATGATGAATGAAATTTTAGATTTAGGAATTAAAAATAAAGATGGATTATTAGTTGTTAGTAGTAGAATTATTGCTAATGGATTAAATAAAAAACACAAACATGTTTTAGAAAGTATTGATAATATTATAAGATTTGGGTTGGACGAAAGTTCGACCACCCCTTTATTCATAGAAAGTAGATATATTCATAATCAAAATGGACAAGAATATAGAGAATATCTATTAACTAAACAAGGATTTTTACTTTATATGTTTAATGTTCAAGGTTATAATGATTTTAAAATAAGATACATAAATGAATTTGATAGAATGGAAAATTTATTAAGAAATCCATTTAATAATATAAGTGAAAAAGAATTATTAGCACAAGCATTAATAGTCGCCAATCATAGTATTGAAGAAATGAATAAAAGAATATTAGAAAATAAACCAAAAGTAGAATACTATGATAAAGTATTAGATACAGAAAATACTCTAACTATTACTCAAATAGCAAAATCATTTGGAATGAGTGGAGTAAGGTTAAACAAAATATTACATGATAGTGGTATACAATATAAACAAAGTGGACAATGGATGTTATATTCTAAATATATAGATATGGGATTAACTAAAATATCAACTGTTGTTGATAGTAATGGAGAAAGTCATTCTCATATGAAATGGACACAAAAAGGTAAGAAATTTATTTATGACACATTATTGAAATTAGGTTTTATTAAAGGAGATGATAAATGATGACATTTATAGATTTTGTATTTGTTTATGGAATAATAATATCTGTTTTTATTTCAGTTAATTGTGCATTTATAATAGATGATATTAAAAATATTTATAGATTAACATTAAAGGAAGTTTTTAAATCTTTTATTGAAACCAAAGGAAATCCATATGTAAGAGAAGAACAAGGAAGATTAAATATGGCTATTTGGGGAATGATGTTATTATTTATAAATTGGTTGTTGATTATTATTGTATTTAATAAATAAGGAGAGAATTATGAGTAAAGAAAATCAATTAGATACAAATAGATTATATTATCAATCTATTGAAGATGATGAAAATTATACATTTGATTATGGAGTAAAAATATTACTTCCATATATTCAGCATTTAAAGGATAAAATTATATGGTGTCCATTTGATAAAAAGTGGAGTGCATTTTGTAGAATACTTAGTGAAGATGGATTTAAGGTTGTTTATAGCCATATTGATGATGGATGTGATTTCTTTAAAGGAGAACCACCTAAATGGGATATTATTATAAGCAATCCACCATATAAGAATAAAAGAAAATTTATAGAAAGATGTTTAGATTTAGGTAAACCATTTGCATTATTATTACCTATTACAGTATTAAATGATGCTGTTATGAATGATGTTGCAGAAAAATATAATAAGAATTTTCAATTATTGATACCTAGACAAAGAATGGAATTTTATAACTTTGATAGGGAAATTAATAATAGACCAAGTTTTAAGGCAGCATACTTTGGATTTGATATATTCCAAAAAGATTTGATTATGTTAAAGGAAAATGAAATGAATAAAAAAGATACAAATATAGAAATCTTTGAACAAGTTAAAAAGGAGATGATTGGAAATGAGAGTTGAAATATTTGGACAAGAAACTAAAAGAGAATTAGAAGATGAAATAAATGAATTTATAAAAGATAAAGAGGTTATAGATATTAAGTTTTCTACTGTTAAAAGAAATTTAGGTTATTATTATACAGTTTGTATTTTATATAAATATTGAATAAAGGGTGATAAAATGAACACAGAAGATATAAAAATGGAAAATGTTATTACAGTTTATGGAAAAGATAATTGTAGTAAGTGTCAAAGTTTAATTGAAAGATTAAAAGAATTAAATAAACCATTTGCCTATAATAATGATATAAGTATATTAAGAAGAATTGGAAGTCAAACTAGGATAATGTCAGCTCCAATAATAAATGATAATGGTAAATGGTATTCATATGAAGATTATATAAAGGAGTTGAATTAATATGAATAGAAATAATAATTATAGTATTATACATAAAATAGCAAAACACTTTGGTTCTAAACCAAAGTTTTTGTATTATAATATAAAAACAAATAAATATGAATGGATTGATATTAATAGAGAATATTGTCATCCACAATTAGTATTTATTAATGGAATACCATTTACTACTATTATTAAATTTTTAAGATTTAATTTTCATAATACTGGTTGGGGAGAAGGATTAATTTGGTGTAAAGATAAAGTAAGAAAAACTGTATTATTATTTTTGTTAAATAGAGATGGTGATTATGTTCAAGATTGGGAAGTTAAAGGCAATAGATTAAAAGATTTAGAACAATTTAGGGAAGAGGCAGTTACTTTATCTAAACAAAAATTTGGTGATATAAATGATAATAACTGTGATTGATTGTTGGGTGACAAATATCTACTTAAAATTAGTAGATATATTACATAAATATAAAAATAAATTTAGAGGTGAAAGATTTGATAAAACAAATAATTAAAAGAGATGGCAATTTACAGGATTTTGATTTTAGAAAAATAGTAGAGGTTATAGATAAGGTTCATAAAGAATTTCCTATGGATATAACTTTTTTAAATAAAAAACATAATGTTGTAGATTATATCAAAAACAAATTAAATGATAAAATTAAAACAGTGGAACAAATCCAAGATTTAGTATTTGAAGCGTTTTGTATGAATGGACTGATATATCCAGCTAAGGCTTTTCAAGAATATAGAACCAGAAGAATGGTGTTGAGAGAACAAAGATTGGATAATTTAATGCAAGAAATGGACATATACCTATCATCTGGTGATGATGAAAATGCAAATAAGAAAACAGATCTAGTCAATGTCAAAAGAGATTTGATTGCTGGTAGAATGTTAAAAGAAAGAAAAGAAACATTACTTCCAAAAGATTTATTGGAAGCACATAAAAAGAAAACATTATACATCCATGACTTCGATCAATGGGAGCAAATGACCAACTGTTGTGTATTAGGACTAACTGATATGTTAATGAATGGAACTAAAATTACCAATGCAGAAATTAATCAACCTAATAGTATTCAAACTGCATTTAACATAATTAGTCAAATATTTTTATCCACAGCAAACCAAGAGTACGGTGGAATTTCTGGACATAATATAAATGAATTGCTTGCTTATTTTGCAAAGAAAAATTTTAAAAAGAATTTTATTGAAGCATTAACTATTGCTAATATTATAGATAAACAAATAGAAAATATAGATGATGCTGTAAAATTTATAGAAGATAAACTTGGAAAAATAGATAGTGGAAATAAGGAATTAGAAAAAAGTAATCCAGAAGTATTTGCTTGGGTAAAAGAAAAGACTAGAAAAGATATTTATGATGCATGCCAAATATTTGAATATCAAATCAATTCAATTAGCTGCCAAAGCCAAACACCTTTCAGCACTATTTCATTTGGTGTTCCTACTTCTTGGGAAAGTGAACAAATTATATTAGAGTATTTAAAAGTTAGACAAAGAGGTTTAGGTAAAAATCCAAATGAAGTAACAACAATATTCCCAAAATTAAGTTATTTTGTTGTTGATGGATATAATTTAAAGGAAACAGATCCATATTTCTATATAACAAAAGAAGTTGCTAAAACTCAAATGCAATGTACATATCCAGATATTTTATGTTATTCAAAAGAAGATTATGATAAAGGAGCGTATTTCAGTCGTATGGGTTAGTAAAATAGCTCAACAATGGTGAACTCATATAAAAGAGGTGTCTATTAGAAATAATAGGCTAACGGTCAACCCCATAGTAATATGTTTAAATATAGTGATATATTTGGGTGGTAAGTAAGGCTAAGTCCTATAATTATAGGATATGTTAATACCGTGCTAAGATTTATATTCATTTTCATTAAGGAGAGTGATAAAAATAAAAATTCATAAAGAATATAATGTTGGAATTACAGAACAAGGAGATATTATAAATTTAAAAACAAATAAACCATATTCTAAATGGATTGATAATGTAGGATATTATCAAGTTATGTTTAGAGTTGATGGAAAGAAAAAGTATGTTAGAATACATAGATTGGTTGCAGAAATGTTTATTGATAATCCAAATAATTTACCACAAGTTAATCATATAGATGGGAATAAATTAAATAATCGTGTAGAAAATTTAGAATGGGTTACCAATAAATATAATACTCAACATGGATATGATAATAATGTATATAAAAATAAATATAGATGCGAACTTAAAGTTACAAATAAAATTACTGGCGATGTATTATATTTTAAAAGTATTAGGAAATGTAGTGATACTTTAAATATAAATAGAAAAACAATAACATCTATATTAAAGGGAATAAAGAAAACAAATAATTATGATTATGAATTTGAATATAAATAAAGTGTAACGACTATTGGATGGATGTAGAGAAGTCCAAGTACAATGGAGATTAATGCCATTGGAAGTGCCATTGCCACTTATGAAGTGGAAGAGATAGTCTGGTTCTCAAATAATATATTTTATATTATTAATAGGAAACTATTGTGAGAATTGTGTAGAAGTAGAGTAGAACATTCTGTTCAAAAAGAGAATGGTGAATTTTTGAATGAAACTAGATTTAACTGGGGAGTGCAAACTCTTTCATTACCAAATTTATTATGGCAATGTATAAGAGAGCATAAGGATTGGGAAGAAAAAGAATTAAATGAAAAGTTAGAAATATTTTTAAACAAAATTAAATCATATACTCCATTAATGGAAAAAGCTATTTTATGGAGATATGATAATGTTAAAAAACTAAAACCAAAAAATGCACCAATATTATTTATGAATGGTGGAATAGCAAGGTTGAAAGAAGAAGATAGCATTGAGTATTTATTAAGATCAAGTCAATCTTCTGTAAGTTATGGATATATAGGAATTGGAGATGTGATTGATATTTTAAGCAATAGAACTTTATCAATTAATGATGAAGAAGGACATGATATTGGAATGTCTATTTTAACTACGATTAGGGAAGAAGCAGATAAATTAAAAGCTAAATTAAAATTACCAGTGTCAGTTTATGGAACACCTGCCGAAAGTTCAATATATTCATATTTTGCAACTGATTTAGAAAACTATGGAGATATAATTCCAGAATGGTTAAAACAAAGAGGATATTATACAAATAGTTTTCATTATCCATCAGAAAAACCTATTGATGCTTTTGATAAAATAAAAGCAGAAGCACCATTCCATAAATTATCAAATGGTGGAAATATCACATATGTAGAAAACAATGGAAAATCTACAAACTGGAAAGTAGCAATAGAATTGATACAATATGCTTATAGTCAAGGTATTGAATACTTTGGTATTAATACAGTAACAAATAAATGTTTTGAATGTGGATATATTGGAGAAATTCCATATGATGATAAAAATAGTAAATATGTGTGTCCAAATTGTGGTAACTCAAACCCACTAAAATTGGACATTACATTAAGATTATGTGGCTTAACAAAATAGGTCATTCATTATGGTAACATAGTGTCTAAAAGAATTAAAATGCTGGAAATTCTTAAAGCCTTATTGCCAATAAATATTGGAGCGTGAGCAGAAACAAGTATAAGGATGTGAATTGGAGATGAAATAAAAGGGTTATTTAACCTTCTCTCAACACAATATAGTAGATAATCAGCAGCCAAGTCTTGATAAAAGAAAGGTTCAGAGCGTATAATATTCTATGCCTTAAATTAAGGTATAATGTGTACGCCACTCCCTACCCACTTTATAAGGAGAGTGATAATATGATATTAGAAGAATTTATAAAAGAAAATTATGGTAAAATTAAAGCAAAAGAAATAGCGAAATTATATAATGTCCCATTATGTAGAGTTTATGGATTAGCTAAAAAACTAAAAATAAAAACTAATAAATCAAGAAATAAAAAATTCATTATCAATAAAGATATGGAACAAATATTATTATCTGGAAAGTTTGGTGATGGAAATTTTAGAAGAATGGGTAATGGTGCAATATATAGAGAAAAACACGCTATGGATGAAAAAGATTATTGTTTGTGGAAGTATAATATGTTAGGAGATTTAACATCTCTTAATAAAATATATTATTATAAAGATTTATATATAAATTTTGACACATCAAATAGTAAAGAATTACTATATTATATAAATGAAACAAAAGAAAATATGATAGATAAATTATCTGATTTAGGATTATTATTGTATTTTCTTGATGATGGTTGGAGTTTAAAAAGAAAAGGATATTATGCTGGTGCTATTTCATCTGTTAAATTAACATTTGAACAAATGTGTTTAATTGCAGAAAAATATAGAAAGTTATGTAATTGTAATATAAAAGTATCTCAATGGCATAAATCATCTGGTCAAGAGCCATATGTGATATATATACAAAATATAACAAAATTAATTGACATAGCAAATGAATACAAAATGCAAAACTTAGATATATATATAAAGAAATTTAAAAAATAAAATAAAAAATAGTGGGTAGTTAAAGTACAGAGAAATCTGGGGTAGAAAGGATTTGGGGAAACTTAATATGACGAGAGCAGTCAAAGGAAGAATGAAAGAGATGAATAATAGATATATCCATACTGGATTTAAGAAAGAGAGTGAATAAATTGAATAGAAAATGTAAGATGTCCATTGATTTGGATAAGGATAAATTTATTAAGTATTATGAAGATGGTGCGACTATTAATGATTTACAAATGATATTTGGTTGCACCAAATATATTGTTAATAAACATATTAAAAAATTTAATTTAAGAAAACATAACAATCAATCTAGTAAAATGGAAAATTTAATTTATCCAAACAATGCAGAAAAAGCATATTTACTTGGATATTTAATACACAAAATCAAACCATTATATCAAAATGAAATATTTGGATATAGGATTGTGTGGAATGAAAATGAAGAAGATATTATGTCTATGATATTTAATGTATATGGAATTACATCAAACACATACTATGATAAAATTAGAAATGAATATTTTAAAATATTATATGATATAAGATTTTTTAATCAATTATATTATGCTGGATTTAGATTTAATTATGGTTTTATAAATAATCCAATTAAAAGTAGTTATTATAACCTTGATTTTATTAGAGGATATATTGATGGTGGATTTGGAGTTATTAGTTCAGACTCTAAATTTCCATATATTCAAATTAAAGGTGGATATAATTTTTTAAGATATGTGCTTGGTATATGTAAAATATATGGAGTAAAAACTTTTAAAAGAAATAAAAAAGATTATTTTCAATATATTAGATTTACAGGACAAAAACTTTGTGAGTTTTTATCAAAAATATATTATGATGGATGCTTATGTAATCCAGATAACTTAGTTAAAGTAAAAAAGATATATAGAAAATTAAAATATAGAAAGGGTAGATGATATGGATGAATTGAATAAATATGAAAATAACAAACGATATTTCAATAAGAAAGATTTTGGAATAAAAATAGACTGTCAAGTATGTTTTAATAATAAAAGAGAAAAATGGTATGCAGTTTATGATAAATTAATAAGAAAATTATTTAATAAAAAAGATGATAATTATAAAAATTTTGGAGCAAAAGGATATTCTATTTGTGATGAATGGAAAACAGCTAGTAATTTTAAAAAATTTTATTTAACATATAATCCAAATCAAGATTTAATGATACATTTTGATATGAGAAAAACTAATATAGTATCTCCAAATAATACATATTTTAAAACCAAAGGAGAAATTATGTCTATTATTAATACTGGTAGTATTGGAAATAAAAATGATATGGAATATTATGAAACTCATCCAATAACTAGACAAGGATTTTTAACAAAGTGTCATAGAGAAAATTTAAATATTGATGATTATATTCAAGTTTTTTTTGGATATAATATTTCACAAGAAAAAACATACTTATATTATGAATATAACAAATATAAAGATGATGTGTCTAAAACAAAATACTATAAAAACAAAATAAGATTTTCAGATTTTGGCTTTGAAAATGACTGCAAATGTGTCTTCTTAAATGATAAAGGGTATTATGAAGAATATAAATGGTATAAAACTTGGAAAAATATGATTAATAGATGTTATAATCCAAATAGTCCATCATATAAATATTATGGTATGAAAGGAGTATATGTTTCCGATGAGTGGAAAAAATCTAGTGTATTTAGAGATTTTTATATGAAAAATAATCCAAATGATGACTTGGAATTGGATAAAGATTTATTGAGAAAAGGATATTATGGTGAGAATAGTTGTGTTTTTTTAAGTAAAAAAGAAAATATTTTATTACAAATTGAACAAAAGAAAGATAAAAATACAATGATGAGGTTGGCTTCAATCAACCAAAGTGATAGTGTCAATTCTATTACTGGACATACTTTTTCTATATTTGTTCAAGGATGTAGCATGAATTGTTTTGGATGTCAAAATCCTCAAACTCATTCATATCAAGGTGGCTTTTTATTATCGCTATATGATATTCAATCTTCAATTTTAGAGAGCAAATCTAATTCAGTAAGTTTTTTAGGTGGATGTCCTTTTAATCAAGTTGAAAGAGCAAAAACAATTTATTTAATAAAATGGATTAAACAAAATACAAATAAATTTGTTTATGTATGGACTGGATATACAAAAGAAGAAGTTGAAAAATGGATAGATTTAGAATTAATAGATGTATTAATTGATGGAAAATTTGAGTTAGATAAAAAGAATTTGAATTTATTATTAAGAGGTAGTAGTAATCAAAGATTATTTTATAAAGGGAAACAAGTAACAGAAAAAGAATTATTAGAGATAGTTGACAAATTATAAATTATATAATATAATATAACTAAATTCATAAGATATAAAATAAATCATGAAAGGAGTTGATAATATGATACCAAAAAAACAAATAAAAGTTTGGCATTGGATAAAGAAACCTTCTTTATCATTTTGTGGAACTATTCCAGTTGAAGAAGACGATGGAGTTGGAGAATGGATTTGGATAGAGCCAAATGAAGAAGAATGGATACAATATTGTGATGAATTATTAAGTAAATATCGGAATATGTCTGTTACAGAGAAGTATTTTTATAGACAAGGTAATCCAATAATAAATGAATTATTAAATGATTTAAATGGAAATAAAGGAGATGATTAAATATGAATGAGATTATGAATTTAGGTATTGAAAACAAAGATGGAATTTTGGTAGTAAGTAGTAGAATAGTTGCAGAAGGATTAGGTAAAAGACACGATAATGTTTTAAGAGATTTAGATAATATTTTAACCCACTCAGAAATGAGTGCGTTGATTTTACCTTCAAATTATACTGATAATAAAGGTGAAATTAGGAGAGAATATCTTTTAACAAAAGATGGATTTTTACTTTATATGTTTTCTATTAGAGGTTATGAAGAATTTAAACTTGCTTATATAAAAGAGTTTGATAGAATGAAAGAAGAATTAGAGAAAACACAAATTAAGCAAATTACGGAAAAAGAAAGTTATTTATTAAAAATCTTAAAAGCAAATAATGAATTAGAAAGAGCTGTTGCAATTAATGAATATGAGGTTGGATATATTAAACCATTGGAATATAAAGGGGAATATGTTAATAGTGTACTTTCATCAGAAACTTTATTAACTACAACTCAAATAGCAAAAGATTTTGGTTTAAGTGCTATAAAGTTAAATAAAATATTACATGAACAAGGAGTACAATATAAACAAAGTAATCAATGGTTATTGTATGCTAAATATTTACAAGAAGGCTTGTGTCAATCTAATACATATTTATGCGAAGATGGAGAAGCTAGATTTTTAACAAAGTGGACACAAAAGGGTAAAATGTTTATTTACAATTTATTAAAAGAAAAATATGGATTATTGCCTGTTTCTCAATGGGAAAAATAAAGTGTTGACAAAATAAAAATTATATGCTATAATAATTAATATAAAGAACAACTCAGCAAATATACCCAAACCTATTTTGAAAGTGTGTGGAAATTTGTTCTTTAAATATTTAAGATTAAAGGATATAGAACATAACAGCAATTATAAAACTTTGACTGCAAATTAAAGGTAATATGTTCTATTCCTTGTTAAGATTATAAGGAGAGTGATAATATGAATTTTAAACAAGGATTTATTAATGAGGGAAATAAAACTTATACTACTAATGGAGCAGAAGTTTATAAAAGCACAATGAGTAATTTAGTAGATTTGTTTGGCACAATAGGAGATATTTATAATGATAATACTCAAAAAATAGTATCTTTATTTATAAATGCTTTAAATGAAGATAAAGAATTAGCTATTAAAACTTTATTTTATTCAAGAGATTGTCGTGGTGGAATGGGTAATAGAAAGAATTTCCTTGCTATTTCAAAGTATTTAATAGAGAACAATCAAGGAGAATATATCTACAATAACTTAGGGTTTATATGTGAGTTTGGTAGATTTAAGGACTTAATTGAACTTAATCTTAGTTTAAGTGAAGACTTAGCAAAACCTATAACTGAGTTTATGATTGAATACTTATTTACTGAAAAGATTAAATATGATGCACATGTTACAAAAGAGTTATCTTTGGCTTGGAAATGGTTACCAACTATAAATAGTAGAAGTAATCATACTAGACAAAAGGCAAAGAAATTATTAAGTAGATTTAATAAGGTTCATAATTATTTTAAAATGTATAGTTATCAAAAAGAAATTGCCAAATATAGAAAACTATTAAAAGTAGTTGAAAGAGATATTTGTGCTAATACATTTGAAAATATTAATTATCCAAGTGTTCCAAGTAAGTGTATGAATATGAATTATGGATTATTTTATAAAAAAGATACAGATAGATTTAATAAATACTTGCAAGAATTAAAACAAGGTAAGATAAAAATTAATTCATCTGTATTATTTCCAAGAGATATAGTGCATAAATATGGAACTAATCCATATAATGTTGAAGATGTTTTAGAAGAACAATGGAAAGCATTACCTAATTATTTTACTAAACCAATAAATATCATTCCATTAGTTGATACAAGTGGAAGTATGATGGGGACACCTATGGAAGTATCTATGTCATTAGGAATATATTTAGCTGAAAGAAATCCTAGTGAAGCATTTAAAAATTTAATATTAGAATTTGGTAGAGATGCTCATTTATACGATATTTCTACTCAACAAAGATTAATAGATAAATTAAATGGATTTAATGGAGATTGTGGTAATACAAATTTACAAAAAGCATTTTTAAGAATACTAAATATAGGTAGAGAAAATAACCTAAAACAAGAAGATATGCCATCTCACTTAGTTATTATATCTGATATGCAATTTGATCAAGCTACTACATGTAGTGATAAATATGGTATTATAAATCATATGAGAGATCAATTCAATCAAAATGGATATGAACTACCACAAATAATTTATTGGAATGTAAATAATAGCGACAATTTCCCAGAAATAGCAAAAGATGGAATTTGTTATGTTAGTGGTTATAGTCCCGCAATTATGATGGCTGTATTAAATGCAGAAATATTAACACCTATTGAAGTAGTTAAAAAAGCTGTGTTGATAGATAGATATAAAAATATTTGGTATAAAGGAGAGTAATTACTATGATTAAAGAAAAAGTATTAAAAATTGAACATCAACCAGTATTTGATAAGTATGCTGTGAGAATAACATATCAAAATGAAAAAATATTAAAAAGAGGTGAGTTTGAAGATTGTGGTATTCGCAGTATTTCATCTCCCGATTATTCAAAGCAAGATAATATATTGTATATTTTAGGGCTTAACCCTTGTTTAGATAGAGATATTCTAATAGTTAATGATAGAGAATTACAATATATATATGAAAAAGTAAATGAGGTTAATGAAAAATATGGTATAGTTAAAAGATGGAGAGCTAATAAAAGAGAATATTATTATCACATTGGTAGTGAATTTTATATTTATAAAACCTTAGAATGCTATACCGAAGATGATGATAAAAGATATGAATTTGGTAATTATTTCCAAACAGAAAAGGAAGCACAAAAAGTATTAGATAGTATTCAATGGAAAAATTTATGGAAAGATGTTAGAGAAGATAAATTGGGATTTGGAGTATAATTATGAGTGATAATTTAGATAAATATAAATTGATTAATTATGATTTTTTAATTCATCAAAAATTAAAAGAACAAATAAGAATATTAAATAACGATGTAATAAAAGGTGTAATATTAGATTTTGATCATAAGAAAGTTGATTTAGATAAGCTAAAAAATTTAATAATATATTTATATTGTGTTTATGATAAACAAATTATTTTAAGAAATATACTTCAAGAGAATTATGACTTTATTAGAATGTGGGAAATGTATTTTGAGGTAAATCATAAAATAAAACAAATCAAAAATATGGAGTGTGATAAATAGTGGGTTTAATAAGTGATATTATAGAACCATCAATAATTGGAATAGGAGATAATCTATTTGTAGATGGTGTTGAAAGTACAGTTTCAAATTCAAAAGTATATGGATTAAAAAATGCTTTAAGAGTTAGTGGTTTTCCAATGAGAGTAGATAAAGACTTTAAAGAGGAATTAAATAAATCTTTAAATCGTGGTAAAAGATTAGGAAAATTAGATAGTGTAACTGGTGAAGATAATTATTTATGTGGCGTTGTGGTTCAATTTGATTTAAATATATCTATTAAAATGTGGACAGAATTTCAAAGATACCATTTTGCAGATATAATTTCTTCGCAGTCAACCATGCATAAAATCGTTAGTATGGGGAATATTATGTTCGATCCATATACTCCACAAATAATGATAGATAGTTTTAATATAGTAAAAGATGATTATTTACAAAATCCAACAACAGAAAAATATCTAGGATTATTAATGGGTATACCTTGTGGATTAAAATTAACAGCTGGTATTACAACAAATTATAGACAATTAAAAACTATATATATACAAAGATATAATCATAGATTACCACAATGGAGAGAGTTTTGTAAATGGATTTTAACATTACCTTATTTTAAGGAATTAACTGGTATTAAAGAGGAGATGGTTGAAGATGATAAATAAAGAACAAATTGTATTTCAAAGTGAAGTTGTAGTAGATGATGAAATTAATATAGGAAGAAATTTAGTTGAAGCACAAGCTACAAGTAAGAAAGATTTTAGAGAACTTAAAAAAGAAGTGTCTATTAATTTTAGTAAGGATAGATTAAAAAGAGCAATGGCTAGTGCTAAATTAATGATATTAGGAGCAACAAGAGATTTAGTTGAAAATCTTAAACTTAGTGAATTATCTCTATTAACTGGAAAGAAAATAGATGACAATGAAGAATTAATTAATTTAAGATTAGAGTTTATACAACAAAGAATAACGATAGAAGAATTTAAAGAAAAATATAAATTGATATTAGGTAAAGTACCTAAAACAGATTTAGAAAAGTTCTTAGCACATCTTAAATCTATGGAAGATAAAGTAATGGATATTGAATTTCCAGAAGAAGAAAGAGAAAATATTAAAAGTAAAATTAATTTAATATTAGGGTGTATTGAATAATGGATCAAATGAGAAATCATTATAGAGAATATAAATTAAAAAGGTATGGTTTACCAGATGAATATATAGATGTGTACATGTATTTAATAACCAAAGATAAATCATACCTTCCACAAGATTATTTGGTTAGTTATAATAAGAAAACATCAATGGTAAATCTTAGTAAGTTAAATAAAACTAAGGAAGAATTAATTTTGCTTTTTGGAAGATTGTTAATATTTGGTAAATTAGAGGTTGATAAATGAAAAGAAAAAATGTTAATATACTTGTTATAGATCAAGCTACTATAAATACAAGTTATGTAATATTAAATATAAGAGATGGGAAACCCTATTGGGTTGAATGTTCAAAGATACTCTTGACAAATCCAGATTATGGTGATAGAATATTAGAGTTATATAACAAAATTTCTGCTTTAATAGTACAACATAATATAGAAGTTTTGGTATTAGAACAAGTACCACCAATAATAAAAAATTTTCATACAACAAGTGTATTACTTAAATTATTTGGAATATTAGAATTATTGGCTAAGCAACATGGAATAGAGTTAGTAATGTTACATGTTATACATTGGAAGACAGTTGCTGGGATAACAGCAAAAGGTAGAGCATTGCAAAAAACAGAAAGTATTAAAATTGCAATGAAAAGATGGCAGGCATATAAACAAATTATTCAAGAAAGTGATGATGTTGCAGATGCTTTGAATATGTCGTATGCGTTTTTGGTAGATGAAGGTTATATAACAAATAATAATAAATAAGGAGAAGTGATAAGATGGAAAGAAAAGTTTACGATCAATTTACTATGGTAGGTGTATTAGATTATAAAGATAAACCAGAACTAAAAGAAATTATATCTAAGACATCAAATTGGAAAGGATATTCATTACAATTAAGAGTTAATGTTGATGGTAGTACACAATTTTTAGATTTAATGGGTGGAGATATGTATGAAGACACTGGATTAACAAAGTTATCTCCAATTAAGTTTAAAAACTCAGAGGGAGTTGAAGTTAGTTTAACGCCTAAGCAATTAGAAAATGAAGAATTATTTAAAACTGTTCCTAATTTTAAAAAGCAAAGATTTCATGATAAGGAATTTGTTTTTGGGGGAGAATGGATTAATGAAATTTATAGTAATTTAGAAACCCTAAAAGGAAGAAAAGTTTATGTTACAGGAACTTTACAATTACAATATAATAAAGAAAAAGATGTTATGTATAAAAAGTTTGTTGTAAGAAATTTATCCCTTGCTACAAATCAAGAAGATGAAGAATATTGCAAAGGACAATTACAAATTTTCTTTACTAATGGAGCTGTTGATAAAGCATCTATAACAAAAGGAAAAGATTTTGATCCTAGATTAATAGAAGAATTAGGGAATAGAGTTGAAGTTAAGGGTTATATAGCTCAATATAATCAAGATAAAAACACAAAAAGTACAGTAGAGCAAATATTATTCCCACAAACATTTTATGTAAGAACTGATAAATTGGACTTAACAAATGATTTACATAAAAAATTATTAGCGTTTATACTTGGTAGATTTGAATGTCCAGAAGGAAAAATTGCATCTGTTGGATTTGAGGTTACTTTTAAAAGAGGTAATAGTGAAATTGAATTAAGTGAAGAACAAAAGAAGGAATTATTAACTAAGGAAGAAATACAATACCTTGAATTATTCCCAGATCAAAAAGATAGATTTCTTAGAAATAAACTTCAAATGACAATGGAAAGAATTGATGAAACTTATTTAATTCAACCACATGCAAATATGCCTATACAAGAAATTCAAGAAGATATGTTTATGGATATGCTTGAATTATATAAAACAGTAGGTGCTTATGAAGGTAAAAAAGATAGCAAGAAAGAAACAAAAACAAATAAAGTAGAAGAAAATACAGGTTCTTCAAGTGAATTAAACTTTGGTGCGTTTTTCAGTTAATTAAAGGAGTGTGATTACTAATGGGATTTTTAAGTAAAATTAAAAAGAATGAAGTTAAGTTTGGGTTGGAAAATTATGTGTTCTTAATTAGAGGAGCTGCAAAGGCAGGAAAGAGTAGCTTTTTCGCACAGATTGTAGAAGAAATGTATGGGGATAGTACAAAAGGATTACTTATTCCCTTTGAAAAAGGATATTCTGCAATCAATGGTGTAAACATATTTCCATATACAATAGTACCAGAAATGATGATTGATGAAGAAACTTATAGAGGTTGGGAAGTATTTACTCAACTTGTTGATGAAATCATTAATACACCAGAAGAAGAAAGAATTAAAATAGTAGCAATAGATACTGTTGATGAATTTATTAATGTAGCTATTGATGAAACTTGTAGGTTAAGTAGAATAAAGACAAAGAAACCTTGTGATAGTATTGATCAAAGTTGGGGTGGATTTGGCAGAGGAAGAGCCTTTATGAAGAAAATGATTAAAGAGCAAATAGAAAAATTAAGAGGTGCTGGTGTAGGAATTTTCTTTATAGGACATACAAAGGTTAAAACTCTAAAAACAAAAATAGATGAAGAAGAATATCAAATATTAGGTTCAAACTTAACAGAAGATTATGATGCAGTATTTGCCAATGATGCAGACTTTATATTAATGATTACAAATGATAATAAAGTTGTTGATGGAAGAATGATAACAGGAGAAAGGTATTTAAGATTTAGAGGAGATGGATTTTATGCAGCTGGCAGTAGATTTGCTAATGTACCAGAACAAATACCATTAGATGCTAAGGTGTTCATTCAAACATTAAAAAATTGCGTTATGGGTTTAGCTAATATTAAGGATATGAAAACTATGGATAAACTTGTAGAGCAAGAACAAAAAGAAAATAAAGTTACAAGAGAAAAGAATAAAAAAGCAAGTGAGGAGAAATTGAATGAATTATTGACAAAGATAAAACAATTTGGAGCATCAGATGATACACCTATTGCAACTAAAACAGAGTTAATGGGAGTTATAGGAGAGTATGAAATTGATATGAAAAATCCATTAAATAATAACATCACTTCTTTACAAGAAATTATTGATAGATTTGGTATTTAGAATTTAGAAGTGGGGTAACTAATATCCCACTTTCTTTTATTAAAGGAAGGTAGATATTATGAATAAAAGAGAATTAAGTGCATATATAAAGGATTATATTTATTATTATATGCTTGGTTATGGTTTGAAAAGACAAGGGAAATTATATGATAATATAACTAAGTTTATAACAGAAATAACAGAAAATCAACAAGATTATGATTATATTCGTTTTTGTTTTGAATTAACAAGAGAAATATTGGAAAGTGATTTTATATCAAGCAAACTTTCTTCATTAGTTATATTTCAAAGACAAGCATATATATTTGTTATTCTTAGAGATAAACTTAATACATCTATGGAATTATGGACTAAGGAACAAAATAAAAAGAATGAAACAAGTGAGATAGATAATAAATATAATATATTATTAAGTGATATGTTAGATAAAAATAAAAGAGTGGATATTAGTAGATTTATTTAGGGGGTATAGAATGGAATTTAGAAATAGAGAAATCATAGAAAATAACTTTGTCTTCTGTTTGTGGAGTAGACCAAAAACATATGGGAAATACATCAAAAGAATTAATGCCTTAGATAAATTTCTTGAAACAGAAAGTGCTAAATTCTTTTATACTATTGGATGTAAATTAATAGAAAAAGGAATGACAACATTTGACCAAGCAACTGTATTAAGTTATATTGATAGTAATGAAATTATTAAATCTAAATTTTTGGGTTATGGTGGATATGAAACATTCCAAACAGTAGCAAGTAATTTAGATCCAAATAATGTTGATGGATTTTATGGAGAAATAATTAAAATGAATATCATCAATGATTTGGAATTAAAAGGGTTTGACATTAAAGGAAACTATGCAAAGATAAGTCAAATGTCAGCAGATGAAATAAGAGCATATTTTAGTTATCAATTAAATAATACTTTTATTAAAAGTGGAAGCGAAACTAGAATAGAAGATTTTACAATAACAGATGAAGACTTTGAATTATTTGATAGTGGAACTCAAATGGGATTAAGTATTGCATCAACAGCACCTTTATTAAATTATGAAATATTAGGGTTAAATAGAGGTTTGAGTTTGATAGGTGGACATGTCAATCAAGGGAAGGCACAACCTATAACAAGTAAAATATTGACACCAGAAGGATATGTTCAATTAAAAGATTTACATTTAGGACAAATTGTATTAGGTTATCCAAGTAATGATATTCCATATACTAGACAAAAAGTATTGGGTATTTATCCACAAGGAAAGAAAAAATTATACAAATTAATATTTGATGATGGGAGTACAGTAGAATGCAATGATGAACATTTGTGGACATTCTTAGATAGAAATAATAATTTAGAAACAAAGACATTGAGAGAGTTTATGGATTTGATGGAACAAGGAAAGAAATTTTATATGTTACCAAGAAAACCATATGAACCACCAGAAAATCAAATATACAAATGTCCATATGATTTATATGCTATTGGATATATGTTTGGTACTAGATGCAATGTTTGGAGTGGATATTTAGAATTTACCAATGCTAAAACACATAGTAAATTTATGACATCTATGGATTTAGGAATTGGAGTAACGCCAGAATTACATAAAACAACAAACGAAGAAACTGTATGGAATGAATTATATAGAGTAAATTTTTCAAAGGAATTAGTTAATTGGGTTAAAGGTAATGGTGGAAATAAGATATTTTCAACTAAAACATATAAAAATCTAAGAACAAATAGAACATATGTGGCTTTTGATGAACAAATGTTATGGAATACAACTAGAAAAGATAGAGAAAAATTATTATTGGGTTGGTTAGATAGTACATCTGATGTTAATGATTTAGGAGATCATTATAAAGTTGTTACTCAAAATGTCCCAATGCTAGATATTATGGTGGATATTGGTAGAAGTTTAGGTTGGAGAGTTGATAGAAAAGCACATAATATAGCGTATTTTAAAAATCAATTAAAGAGAAAAATTAGATTAGTTGAAGTTATTGACTTAGAAAAAGAAGTAGAAATGGTTTGTATAAAAGTATCAAATGATAATGAATTATATATAACAGATAATTTTATACCAACACATAATACATCATTTTCGTTTGCTGTAATAATGAAAGCATGGTTAAATGCTGGAATTAAATCTTGTATTATTTCAAATGAGCAAACCATTAATGAGTTTAAGCAATTAATGATAGCACAAGTATCTTATGAGCTATTTGGAGATGAAGGATTAGATAGAAGAAGATTAAAGGTTGGACATTTTAGCAATAAAGAAGAAGCAATGTTTAGGGAAATAATGGAAGTTATAAACACAAAATATGTTCCATATATTAAGTTTGCAAAGATATTTAATTACTCTATTGAAGATGTACAAATGATAATTGAAACATTGGCAGCACAAGGTTATGGTGGATTTATATATGATGTATTTAAGGCAGAAGATAGTGCTAGTGGTAGTGTAATTGGAGAAATGAAAGAGATGTCTAAGGAATTATTTATGTTGGCAGATAGAACAGATAGTTCAATTATAGCGACAGTTCAACTAGGATTAAGTGATTTGAATACTAGATTTCTTGCATTAGATAATATTTCAACATCAAAACATATAAGTGAACCAGCAACAGAAGTATTATTAATTCGTGCTATGTGGGATGATGAAATTACTGGTGGAAAGCATGATATAAAAATAGAAACACCAACATTTGATAATCATGGTAATCCACTTAAAGATAAACAAGGTAAACCTATTATGAAGCAAGTTCAAATAGTTGGACAAGATTATAAAAAGATTAAATTAGTATTTTTGGCAAAAACTAGAAATACAGGACAAGGAATTGTATTGGCGTATAAGTTTAATGGTGGATTTAATCAATGGGAAGAATTAGGATATTGTTATCCAAGTCATGAAAATAGAGGTAGAAAGTCATGAAATTTAAGAATATACAATTTACAGAAGATGATATTTTTAAGTTATTGGAAGCACTTGGTTTTACTAATATATCAAATCACGAGAAAGAATTTAAGTTCTCGTGGTATGATGGTGCTTCTCCAAATGGAAGTTGTTTATTTAAAGATACACTTGTTTTTAAATATTGGAGCAAAGGATTAGATGGGGATATAATAGAATTAGTAAAACATAAATTAGGTTGTGGATATAGAGAAGCATTTAGATTTATAGAAGATTTTACAAATCAAAAATTAATATATCAAAGAGAGATGACATCGTCTATATTCCAATCTTATTTAGATATGTTAAGGCAAAATAAAGATGAGGATCATTATGAAATATATGATGAAAGAATTTTATTAGATTATAAGAAAACCATCTCGCAATTATTTCTTAAAGATGGTGTTTCTACTTTAATTCAATATAGATATGGATTAATATATGATGAAGAAACAAGTAGAATTGGAATACCAATTAGGGATTATGATGGTAATTTAGTTGGCTTATTAGGTAGATTTAATTACAAAAATGTATATGGTAATGTACCAAAATACCTACCAATAATTAATTATAAGAGAGGATTATTTTTATTTGGTTTAGGTGAAAACAAAAGATATATGAAAGATAAAATATATGTTGTTGAAAGTGAAAAAAGTGTTCTTCAAGCTAACTCTATGGGATTTCCAAATGTTGTAGCATTAGGAACTTGCAATATTACAAAACAACAAAGAAAATTATTTGAGAAAGTAAATCCAAATGAAGTAATTTTATTATTAGATGAGGGATTACCAGATGAGATGTATGAGAGAATAGCAAGAAAATTAATTAGTTTAAATCCAATTATTAAATATAAAATAAAATATATTAATGCTAATGATTGTGATTTAGGTAGAAAAAATTGTATATTTGATGAAGATATTGACAAAGTTAAATATATTTTAGAAAATAAATTAACAGAAATTAAGGAGTAGTGATAAGGTGGATACAATACAAAAGGTTCAGGAATTAAAAGAACAAGAAATTGAAGTATATTCTTATTCCAGATTATCAAGTTTATATAATTGCTTATATGAATATAAACTTGGATATATAGATCATATTAGGGGTATGGATAATATATGGACAAAACTTGGAACATTAATACACGAATGTGTTGAAATGATTTATAATGGAGAATTAGATGTTAAGGATTTTGAACAAAAATATTTATTAGGGTATCAAGAAATTATAAATCAAGGGTATAAATTTCCAAGTGATGTTATAGCAGAAAATATGCAAAGAAATATCCAACATTATATTTATACATTTAAAAAAGATAATGTTAAAACAGAAAATGAAAAGCATTTCTTGGTTAATATAGCTGGTATTTGGATGCAAGGATATATAGATAAAATAATATTTAATGATGATGGGACAATAGATATTCACGATTATAAAACATCATCTAAATTTCAATCTAAGGATTTACAAGATAAGGGAAGACAATTAGTTTTATATGCTTATGCTTTGGAACAAATGGGATATAAAATTAATAATATAGCTTGGAATATGGTTAAATATGTATGGACAAGTTATAAACAAAAGAATGGATTTAGTAAACCAGTGTTGACAGATAGAAAGGATATTTGGAATAAACTTCAATTAAAACTATTATCATTTGCTGAGTTAGAGGGATATTCAAAAGATGAAGCCTATCAATTATATTTAGATTTAGCTAGTGATTGTAGAAAAGAATTACCAGATAATTTAGAAAAATATTTTATTATAGAAGAAGGTATTGTAGTATATCCTTATAGTGAAGAAAATAAAAAAGAATTAATTGAATTTATAGAGAAATCACTTAAATTATTGGAAGAAGAAAAAGAATTTAAATCAATAAAGATAGATAAATCAAATAGTTTTTATTGTTCTTTCCTATGTGGACAAAAAAATAGATGTGAGGTTTATAGACAATATGTGGAAAGTTTGGAAATTAGTGAAGTACCTAAAATATTTAGGGAAGAAAGTAATATAAATGGTGGTGTTGAAGTTGACTTCAAGGAGTTTTTTAAATGATTTTATTTGAAGATAAAAGAAAGACAAAAACAATAAATATATTTCCATTAATTAAAGACAGTGTATTTAATGAAATACATTTAGTTGGAGATAGCAATGGATATAATATAGCAAATATTTTAGGTTGTAGTCCTAAGATGATTTCATATCCAGATAGTAAGCAATATAAAAAATTATTATTATCATTAAAAGGAATAAAGAATTGGAAAGTATTAAAGAGTGGAATTAAAACATTTGATAAAATATTTTCCAAAACACAATATTCTTATTTAAAGTCATCTGTAAATAGAGACATTATATTAGAACAGAATTATTATAAGGTATTCATTAAAATGATATTGATGTCTAAGCCAGAATTTATTATCAACAAAAATGGAAAGATAATGTTTGAACAGGATAATAAAGTTAAGAATGTTGAAATAGTTAGCTTTTTCTTTGAACAATTATATAATAATTTATTTAATAATAATGTTGTGATTAAAGATTATCAATCATTTGAAAGGTACTTATTAGATATTGATGATATATTTTATGAAAATAAATTATTTATATTTACTCCTAATTCATATCTAAGGGGATATATAGATGGTTTTAATTATGAATATTTATTATCATTATTAGATAAAATACAAAGAAAGAATGGATTTTTTATATTAATAGATGATTTAATATATGGAAAAAAAATTAATTTAATGTTAGAAGCTAGTGCAAAAATATGGAATAGAAAATCACAAGTTATAGATATTCCAACTGGGAAAGCTATGGTGTTGACAAATTTATAGTTTAATGATATAATAAGACATAAATTTAGAAAGGATGTGAGTTATATGTTATTAAAAAAATATGAATTAAATGGGGAAATATTATGTTGGAGAATGAAGTTAGAATATATTAAATATAGAAATGATAGTGGATATGATATAAATGCAGGTTATATATCAGCAAGTGTTAATGGAACTCCATATCGTAAGATATTAAATATTAACTGGAACAATATACATGGTATTTTAGCTGCATTATTAATAATCTATAATGATAGATTTGATTGCGATGTGAGAATTGAAGTACCAGATAAATTAGAAGATTATTTAGAAAATTGGTTTTATAATGGAGATTTAGATTATACAAGTTGGATATATAAAAAAAACAAAGATAGAGGAACTGATTATAATATTAGAAAAGTAGAGAAAGTATTGATTGCAAGATTAAGAAATTTATATCCATATGATTATTATAAAAAGTTTAAAAATATTCCAGATACAGATGATGAAGATCAAGAATATGATTTATTCTGTGATTATGTTGATACATTGTCAAGACAGTTAATTAATGAAATCGTACAAGACTTGGTTATATTACATAAAGAAAATAGACTAAATGAATTTAATCCATTTAATTTATGTGATGAAGCATTTAAAATTTATGATCATAAATTAGTAGAGAAAAATAATGAGGAGTTACTCACCAAAGGAAGAATTGATTTATCTAGCGTGTTAGAAGAAAATCCACTTGAAAAAGCATTGGCAGAAGCAAAAAGATTTATGAGAGAACAACCAAATGAATATCAAAGATGGGTAGACACTATAATCGCAAGAGAAAATGCAAGAAGTCCTTATGATGACAGAAATATTAGAACTATGGAATTAACAGATGATGATATAATTAGATTTGCAAATCTTGGATTATGGGAGAATGAAGATGAATAAAGAATATATTAATTATCATTGTCATAGTTATTATTCTAATTCAATTATAGCAGATAGTCCTGTTTCCCCAAAAGAATATATAAATAGAATTAAGGAATTAGGACATTCTGTCTATGTTTCAACAGAACATGGAATTAGTTTTAACTGGGCAGAGAAATATTTATTATGTAAAGAAAATAATATTAAATTTGTCTTTGGTGTTGAAGGATATATTTCATATAATGAAAAAGTATATCATATTATGTTTGTAGCTAAAAATAAAAATGGAATGGTTCAATTAAATAGATTAATAAGTGATGCTGTAATTAATAATTTTAAATATAGTCGTCCAAGAGTAACACTTGAAACTATAAACCAATTTATTAATCCAAGTGATGTAATATGTACATCTGCATGTTTAGCAGGCTTGTTAAAAGAGCCATCATTAATATTAGTTAAAGAATTATATAAGTTCTTTGGAGATAATTTCTTTTTAGAAGTAGCATATCATAAAAGCCAAAAACAAATGGAAATAAATAAATTAGCAAAAAAAATTAGTGAACAAGTTGGCATAAAATTAATAGCTGGGAATGATAGTCATTATATTTATCCAGAACAAAAAATATTAAGAGATGAATTATTGGCTAGTCGTAGAATTGTTTATGCAGATGAAGAAGATGATGAAACACAATTTTATATGGATTACCCAGATTATGAAACTATGTTTAATAGATTTAAAGAACAAGGAATGTGGGGAGATGATGAGATATATGATTTTATTAATAGAACCAACATTATTGAAGAATTTGATGACATTACTTTTGATAATAATTGGAAAGTACCAACACTTTATCCACATTTAAGTAAGCATGAAAGACAACAATTACTTATAAATGAAGCTAATAATAGATGGAGTGAATATAAAAAACATATTCCAGAACATCAACATAAAGAATATATTAAAGCCATTAGATGGGAATTAGATGAGTGGCTTAAATGTGGTATGGAAGATTATTTATTAACAGCAAGTAGGTTGGTTGAAGAAGGAGTAAAACTAGGTGGGGTTGTAACTAAATCATCAAGAGGTAGTGCTTCTGGATTTTTAACAACAACATTATTTGGACTTTCAACAATAGATAGAATACAGGCAAAAGTACCATTATTGCCAGAAAGATTTATGACAGCAGATAGAATTATAGCTGCACATTCAACCCCAGATTATGATATAAATGTATATAATAGAGAGAAATTTATTGAAGCACAAGATAAATTATTGGGAGAAGAAATGAATTATCAATTATGTGCATATGGTACACTTCAACAGAAATCAGCATTTAGAATGTTGTGTAAGACAAGAGATGATATTACAGTTGATCAACAATTATATATCACATCTAAGATAGAAGAATTTGAGAGAGATTGGAAGCATGCAAGTGATGAAGATAGAGAAACTATGGATATTTCTAACTATATTGTTGATAGAGATATGTATAAAATATATGAACAAGCAATTAAGTTTCTTGGAACTGTAACAGATATTAAAGGAAGTCCTTGTAGTTGGTGTATAGCAAACGATAATCTTATGGAAATATTTGGTTTATGTCGTGCTAAGAATGGAGATATATTATTAAATATAGAGGGAAATAAGATTGAAAATTTTGGTTATTTAAAAATGGATTGGTTGATAGTTGATGCTGTTGGAATTATAGATGCTGTATATAAAGAAATCGGCATTTCTGTTCCAACATCAAACGAATTATATTGGTTAATTCAAGATGATAAAGCAACTTGGGATATATACGCAAAGGGAATAACTTGTTGTGTAAACCAATGTGAACAACCTAAATCAAAGCAAAAGGTTATGAATTACAAACCTAAATCAATAGAAGAATTATGTGCATTCATAGCTGCGATAAGACCTGCTTTTATATCTAATTATAATAAGTTTGAAAATAGAGAACATATGGAATTTGGAATAAAAGAATTAGATGAATTATTACAAGGTAAATTCTTAGATAGTTCTTGGCTTTTGTATCAAGAACAAACTATGAGAGTTCTGAATTATTGTGGTTTTGAAAAAAAGGAAACTTATGATATATTAAAAGCTATATCAAAAAAGAAAGAAGAAAAAATTAAAAGTGCAAAAGATAAATTTTTTAATAAAATGAATGAAGTATTATTGCAAGATGAAGAAAATCATAGAGAAAAAGTTATATCTTCAATATGGCAAATAATCATAGATAGTTCAAATTATGGATTTAATGTTTCACATTCGTACAGTATGGCTCACGATAGTGTATGGATTGCGTATGCTAAGGCACATTATCCACAACAAACTTATGTTGGTTTAATTAAATATTTTAGTAATCTTCGTAAACTTGATAAGATAAGAACACTTAAACAAGAAGCAGAGAAATATTTTAGTATTAAATTAATGGATAGAAAATTTGGACAAGACAATAGAGTTATTAATGTTCAAGATAATATTATATATCAATCATTAGATAGTGTTAAGGGGATTAATAGTGAAATAGCAAACTTAATTTATCCTATAAAAGATATGAAATTTAATACATTTGATTTATATATTAAGTTAAGGGAATTAGGATTGAATAAAACTCATATAGGAAATCTTGCTAAGATAGGATATTTTAAATTTAATGATAAAATGTTGTGGCTAGTAAATAACTATAAAGAGTATAAGCAATTAAACAAAAACAAAGTTATAGAAATATTTGATAGTAAAGTAATGGATTGTACAGTAGACTTATTATATTTAGAGTTAGTTGATGCTTGTAATAAAGAAACAAATTCATTATTAAAGTTTGATGATGTAACAACTGTAAGTAGAATATTATTTAATCATTTATCTTGGATAGATATACCAGATATTCAAAAGTATTATTGGGAAATGGATTTAATTGGTGAAGTAATAACACCACATCCAGAGAATACAAAATTTTATATTGTAGAAAAATATAATGAAAATAAAGGAAGCATACTATTGTATGATCCAGAAGTGAGTAGATTGGAATGGTTTATGTACAAGAGGGGGTTGACAATAGCAAATAAAAATGTTATAATGGTAGGAGATGTGGAAAGAAAAGAAAAGGGATTGCCTGTAATAAAACAATTCATGGATTTGACTTCCATATTTAAAAATATAAAATAGGAGAAGTGATAGTATGAAAAAGTTTTTAGTTAAGAATGTTTTTGCAAAAGATAGTAAATATGAAGTGATTGAAGTTGCAGATGATGCAAAAGAAATTTATTTAGGAGATGAAGTTATTGTTGTTGATGGGATAAACAGAGAACTTGAACCAATAGTAGTAACTCATCAATGTAAATTTGAAATTGGAGAAACAAAAGAAGACGCACAAGAAACTGGTATGTTTATTGAATTTCCAGCTGTTAGAGTAATATTAGAGTTATTACCAAAAGATTTCAATGGAATTGATGAAAAAGAATTTATCAATCAACAAATAGATGTACTTAATGATGAAATAATTACATCTCAAAATGCAATGAGAAGTATTACAGAAAGTGCATTAGATGGAGTATTTGGTGCTAAGGGAATGACCCTTAATTAAGATTTAGAGGTGATGAATTTTATGGATAAGAAATTTAAAGTAGCAATATTAGTAGGACATAATTCAAGTCAGCAAGGAGCTTTCTCAAAAGAGTTGAATATGACAGAATGGCAATATAATAAAGAAGTGGCTAATTATCTTCATGAAAAAGATGGAGAAATGTATGATGTATATTTTAGACAACCACATCAAAGTTATAGAAAACAAATGCAAGATGTATTAGATGTAATTAATAGAAAGTATTATGACTTAGTTGTTGAATTACATTTTAATTCACATAGTGATGCACAAGCACAAGGATCAACTGGATTACATTATAAAGCAAATTCTAAGGTTGTAGAATATTTACATTTATTTCAAGATATGTTAAAGAGAATTTGGGGAGTAGTTAAAAGACCATTAATTCCTATAACAAAAGAAGATTTAAATAGAGTTAATGGAGCATATGGAATACTTAAATCAAAAGCAGATTATGTATTACTTGAACCATTCTTTGGAAGTAATCCAGAAGAAGCTAGAAAATTTAGATCTTATTTACAATATGCAGATACATTAGATAGAAGTATTAAAAAATATTTGGAGAGTGTTGAAGATGGAAGATCAAAAGAATAAAACATTAGGACAAAATATTGAAGAAATTATACATGTAAGACCACAAAATACTTATGCTGATAATAGAGAAAAGGAAGATTTAGTTAATTTCCCAAAACATTATACAGGGGATATTGAATGTATTGATGTAATCAAACAACAATTTGGATTAGATGGAATGATTAAATTTTGTTTAGGCAATGCAATGAAGTATATATTTAGATGTGAACATAAAGGCACAACTAAAATGGATTTGCAAAAGGCAGTGTGGTATTTAAATAAAGCAATAGATAATATGGAATAGGAGATGTTAATATGAAAACTAAAACATTGGTTGATAATATTCCTACCTATATTATTCATATTAATAGTTTTAGTACAAGTAGAGGGGGACGGATAATAGTTCGTATAGATGAGAATACCATCTTAAATGGAACATATATTCGTTCCTCTATTAAAAATGTAAAAGCTATTAAATGTGTATTAGATGGAGATGAATATTATTTATTTAAGAATAAAAATATTGGATTATTTATGTTAGAAAAAGATACAATTTATGAAATGAATTGTGAATGTGAGAAGTGGGGGAATTTAATTGGATTATAGAATTGATACTAGATTAGAAAGCAGAATAGATAGAGAAAGATATATTGGAAAACAATTTACCACTAATCAAGGATATGATTATATTGTTTTAGGAGTATGGGAACATTCACCAATAGGGAAAGAAAAAAGATATGTGATAGAATTTGAAGATGGAGAGCAATCACTTGCTTATTCATCAACAATAAAGAATGGTAGTATTGGGAAATATAAAGGAATGAAATTACAGATTAAAAGAGATAAACCAATAAAGACTATTTTATTAATGAGTGATTTACATTTTTGTTATGAAGATAAAGATTGTTTAGATATATTTTATCAAGTTGCTAGTGATTTAAGAGATGAAATAGATGAATTAGTTGATTTAGGAGATGGCATAAATAATAATTCTTTATCTAAGTTTATAGATATTGAACCAACACAATATACTTTAATAGAAGAAGTTGAAGCATATAGAAATCATATAATGAAGATGAAAGAAATCCTAAATAAAGATACTAAGTTTGTGGTATTGCAAGACAATCATTTCCATTTAAGGAAAGAAAGATGGTTGGCAGAGAACCCAATGCTTAGAGGATTGATCCCAGATTTATCTCCATTGTTTGATATTGAAGTTGAACATGGAGTTCCATATATGCCATTCAATCAAAATAGATTTGGTTTAATACATGGTATATCATATGGCAAGTTCTTCACAAAACAACATATAGAACAATATGGAATAGATATTATATGTGGACATACTCATACAATGCAAATGTATACAAGTAGTTCTGGTAGGGTAAATGTACATCCTATTAGAAGTTATGGTGTTCCATGTATGTCTAAACATCAAAGATATATGCAAGGAAGACCAACTAGACAAATTTGTGGATTTGGAGTATTAACTTATGATACAGGAACAAATAACTATAATATAGAATATGTTATAGTAGAAAATAAAAGTGCTATATTTAGGGGTAAGAAATACGAAAGTAATTATATAGAACAAGAGGAGTTGATGAATTAATGAAGTATTATCCAATAGAAGTCAATGAAAAAATAGGAAGTAATCGTATAATGAAAGATGAGTTAGATGGAAAATATTATCCAACAACAAATTACTTTAAAGGAATAGGATTTGATACAGAAGAAGAAGCACAAAAGTTTATTGATGAAGTTTTAAAGGAAAGAGATTATATAGATGAGGGAGTTGTTGGATATGAAATTGAATGCTCAAAATAGAGAATACTTAAAAAAACAAAAAAAGGAATTATTAATAATAACAGATATAGATTTAGATGGAATTAGTGGTGCTGTATTGGCATCACTTTGGTTTCCATTGGCAACAATCTATTCTACTAGAACAGATATAGTTGGAGAATTTATAGATAGTGGAAGAATATATGAATTTACTGATGTGATGTTTATTGATTGTAGTCCTAAAACAAGAGATGAATTTAATAGTATATTAGAAATCTTTGGAATAGAACATTTATTTATATTTGATCATCATCAATCTTTATTTGATATGTTACCAAAGAAGTATATAGATGAATTTAATATTGAATTAAGATATTGTGCTACATATATATTATACAATACTTTATATTTAGATAATAATTATTGGGATGGTAGAATTGAAAGTTATTGTAGATTAGTAGATACTTATGATAGATGGTTGGATAAAGATAATGAGAATAGTTTTCTTGATGCCAAAACTCTTAATATGAAATTATCATATTTAGGCGAGCATGTGTTTAAAGCAAGATTAAGAAATTATTTATTAGGAAGTAAAGAATTAGATGTTATACCAAGCAATTTAAAAGATGGATTTATATATTATATGGAAAGTATATCTAAATATATAGATAAAAAATGTAATGAAGCCTATATTATAGGAGATGAAGCAATAACATTTGCAGAGGAATATAAGAGTGAAATAGCAAATCAACTATTAAGTAGATATAAAGGAAAGATTAAAAGAGGAATAGTAGTTGATGTATCAAAAAATAGTGTATCAATTAGAAGTAAAGATGGTAGTGCATTAGATAAAGCTAATAAAATAAGCTATTTAAGTGGTGGACATGAGAATGCTTCTGGTGCTAGATTAGATGGATTGAAGAAAGAGATTATAGATATGATAGCAAATAAATAGATGATCTTTATTCCTAATCCTATGTTCCACAAAGGAAAAGGAAATAAGATATATAAATTAAGGGATGTTCGTAAGAACATTCTTTTTTTATTTCATCATATAATGTCCCATCATCCCCTATGTCCAAAATAGATAGTCCATAAATACTAGTGTTGCAAAGAGAGGGTTCAAGTCTAGGTA